TATGTATTAAAAAATATGTCTGGTGAAGTAATAAACACCACTAAACAAAATTCATTGGAATTGGCTATAGAATATTTTTCTAAAGTTAAACAATTACCTAAGAAAGAAATATTTAAGATTTATAAAATAGAAAAGGTATGAAAGTAGGTATTACAATAGATGGTGTTATAAGAGATTTCATAACAAAGTTTGAGTCAGTTTATGACAAATACCATCCAGTGGATATAGATGAATCGGAAGAAGAAACAGAAGAATTACCAGAAAGAGATATAAAAACTTTAGATTTATTACAGTATTTTGAGTTTACAGGTGGTACAAAGGAACTTAATGAGTTTATGTATGTAGAGTCTTCATTAGAGATTTTTGGACACGCTGGTGAGACTAAATTAAATAGTGTGGAACATCTAAACCAGTTACACAATATAATTGAAGATATGGGACACACTCCTATTATAGTTAGTAAAGAATTAAATAATAGTAAACCGGCTACATTGTTCTTTTTGTCAAAATTATCGTCTAAAGTTAATAACATAATTTTTGTTAGAGATTTTGAAAAAAAATGGGATCATGTAGACATATTAATTACAGCCAATCCTACAACATTAGATAGTAAACCATCGGGTAAAGTATCAATTAAGGTGATTAATCAATATAATAAAGATTGTGACTCTGATTACACAGTAATCGACTTAAAAGAGTTGTTAGACGATAAAAAAATATTGGAGAAGATGTTAAATACGGAAACAGTAGATTTTGAAGATGTTTAAGGTTTACTTATAATAATTTTATCATAAAATTTAATTAAAAAAATATGGAGAGCTTGTTATTAGAAATTTGTGGAAAAGAATTGTATTTTGATGTTGATAGATTGTCAGATATTTGTAAAATTGAAGAGGATGAGCCAAATGAAGATCAAATGGGGGAGGATGATGTCATCCCATTGATGGAGAATATCGGTATGCAGATAGATGTCACTAAATATGAAATGTATAGAGAAATGATAGGGGCTTTATTAATGTATAACGAACAAATTGACAATAAAATGGGTATGATAGGGTTAAATTCTACCACAGTACCCTTTAAGTTGGCGTATAACACCTTATTAATGAAAGGTATATTAAAAGAATTATAATAATAAAATAAAATAAAAAAGAAATGAGTGAACAATTAGAAAACATTAAAAATTCTATTGGAAAAATTAACGACAAAGACTTCGGTATTTATTTTTTCACATTAGATACTAAAGGTAACCCAACCGCAGGTGTTGCTACAATTTATGAACACGCTAAAAAACTTAGAGACTTAGGTTATAACGCACAAATCCTTCATGATAAAAACGATTATAAATTAAGAGAAGATGAAGAAGGTATGGGTATCGCAGAATGGCTGGGAGAAGAGTACGCTACAATCCCCCACATATCTATAGAATCTCAAGAGTTACAAGTTGGACCACAAGATTTTGTAATAATACCAGAAGCTTTCGCCAGTGTGATGAAACAAACTAAAGATTTTCCTTGTAAGAGGGTGGTATTTTTACAAGCTTACGAATATATCTTTGAAATGTTAGAGATAGGAGAAGGATGGGAAGAATTTAACATTAGAGATGTTATAACAACTAATAAAAACCTTAGTGATTACGCTAGATCAGTATTTAGAGGTATTAATGTCGATGAGATTCCTGTAGGGATACCGGAGTATTTCACAGACAGTGATAAACCAAAGGTACCTACAATAGCTATGTCATCTAGAGATAAAAGAGAATTGTTAAAAATAGTAAAAATATTTTATCAGAAATATCCACACTATAGATTTGTAACTTTTAGAGATATGTCTGGATTACCAAGAAAAGATTTCGCTAAACAATTAGGTGAGTCTTTTGTAAGTGTTTGGTTAGATGAGTTATCTGGGTTTGGAACATTCCCAATAGAATCTATGAAATGTAATACGCCAGTAATTGGTAAAATACCTAGAATGGTACCAGAATGGATGGGTACTGTAGATGAAAATGGTAACTTAAATTTAAATGATAATGGTGTATGGACAGCCAATCTAAACTCTATTCCTGATGTTGTTGCAACTATGGTTGGTTTATATTTGGAAGACGCTTTACCTGAAAACATTTTAACTGGTATGAAAGAATACCAAGATAAATACACTGTTGAGACTTCTGAAGAAGTTCTTACTGAGGTATATGAAAGACTCTTTAGTAGGAGGGTAGTAGAACTACAGTCAATGGTAACAAAATTACAGGAACAAGAAACAGTAGTAACTGAAAAATAATATAAACAAAAAAATAAACTATGTCAAATAATATAACAGTAATTATACCCATCCATAAACTAGAAGAAAAATATTTCAATGGATGTATTCAAAGTATTAAAAACCAAAGAACAAAACCAGAACAAGTTTTAATAGTACGATCAAATGATGAAGAATTAACTAAGTTTTTAGATAGTTACGATTTTGAAGAATTGAAAGGAACTACTAAAGTCATTCATAATGAGACTGGCGATTATAATTTCCAATCACAAATTAATTATGGTGTCGAACAATGTGAGACAGAGTATTTCACATTTGTAGAATACGATGATGAAATATCTCCTATATGGATTAAGAATGGTATTGAATATATCGATGCTTACCCAGAGGTGGGTGTGTTCCTACCAATAGTATATGAAACTGATGAAAAGGGACAATTTATTTCATTTACAAATGAAAGTGTTTGGGCTAAAGAATTTACTGAAGTTAGTGGTTTTTTAGATAATAATACACTACAGAGGGTTCAGAACTTTAACTTTGACGGTATGATAGTCAAAAAAGACTTATTCTTAGAGTGGGGTGGGTTAAAAACCAATATGAAATTAACTTTCACATATGAGTTCCTACTAAGAATGTCTTACAATGATATCTCTATTATGGTAATACCTAAACTGGGTTATAAACACACTAATAATAGAGAAGGGTCTTTATTTGTAGAATATAAAAATAATATAGACGTATTAGAAAGTAAGTTTTGGGTTAATAAAGCTAAAAAAGAATATTTTTTCACAGAAGATAGGGAGATAGCGTACGAAGTATAAATCTTAAATATGTCAGAAGAACCTAAAAAAAGGGGTCGTAAGAGGACATCGAATTTATATTTTGGACCGGATCAGGAGAAGGCGGTGGTTGATTTTTTAACCACTGAGTCATATAGTGAAAGAAATAAGATTTACAACGAATATCTTAGACATCCAATAAATAAAATGATAGACTCTATCATTAGAAGATATAAACTTTATAGAAAGGATTATACCTTTGAGGATATGCATGCCGATACGTTATCGTTTTTAGTAACTAAAATGCACAATTTTAAACCTGATAAAAACAAAAAAGCCTACTCTTATTTTGGTACAATATGTAAACATTACCTTTTGGGTCAATTGATTAAAGACGATAAAAAAGTAAGGACAGATATAAGGTATGATGATGTTTATAAAACTGTAGAGACTATGGATGACTTTATATATAACAATATAGAGGATAACGATAAAACACCGTTAGATAAATTTATAGAAGAAATATCAGAAAGTATAAAAATAGAAATAGACAATAAAGAAAATAGTAAGTTGTCTGAAAATGAAATAAAAGTAGGGAACTCATTAATTACGGTATTAGATAATTGGGAAACTATTTTTGAACAAGTAGAAAGTGGTAATAAGTATAATAAAAATTTAATTTTATCGTACATTAGAGAAATGTCTGATTTAACAACTAAAGACATAAGAGTATCTATGAGAAGATTTAAAAAGATTTATGTTTTATTAAAAAATGATAAAATAGATAACGGATTAATCTAAAATTTTATTTTTTAGATATTTATAGTTAAATGATATCTTATGGGTCGACCTAAAAAAACTAAAATTAATTTAGACAAAGATAGTCTACAAGAATTTATGCAAGAAATTTATAATGATTGTGTAAATATAATGAATAGTGCTAGAAAAGAACTAAATGAAAGAAAGACAAGGGCCGAAATTGATGATGTGAATGATGAATATCAGATAGGTAAAGTTAATAATGAAACACTTAAAATATTAGAAACGGCCATAGATAAAAAATTAGCTTTAGCTAAATTACAAAGTCAAATAGTTGCCGATAAAAGTTCTGAACAAATAACACCAACCGATGACTCCATATCAGAAAAAGATAAGGACGTGTTAAGAGAGTTATTTAAAGAAAAAAGCGATAAAAATAACACTGAATATGATGTTTAATTATGGGAGAAAAATTTAAAAATGCTGTATGTGAACCGGACATAATAGGAGGATTAAAAAGGCAGATTTTCGAATTAATTTCTCTAAAACAAACTATATGCGGTAATTTACCCAACCTATCGATACCAAACATTTTCCCAGGTGTACCAGATTTAAACCCTAGTCAAGCGGTTATAGATTTTTTAAATGACTTATTAGCCATTATTAGTGGTATTAATTTCGATGAAATGCGTATGCAATTAATTAATTGGTTAGTAGAAAAACTAGAGCCTTTAGCAAAAGACCTAACGTTGAATCTTAAATTATCATTAAAAAGTTGTTATGCTTGTAAAATTAACCCTAAAATTCCTGGGTGGTTATTCGAAACACAACCAGGTTCTACACAACCAGGTTTGGGTTATAATGTAGAATTAAATAAATTAGACTTAACTTGTTTATTTGCTGCCAACCCTAACAGTGAAGTGGGTAAATTATTTTATGATGGAGACTCAGATAGTGACATGAACGCTTTTTTATGGGAAGTGATACAAGCAAATGGTCAACCACTAATATGGAAAGATTCTCTTAATAATATGGAAATTGCAGAATTTAGATATTATGAAGATAGTCTGAATGGTTTTACGGACTCTGATGGTACTGTAGATTACCAAAATATTGAACCAAGACCTAGAGTAATTAATGTTAGGATAATGGATAGTTACCATGATAAAACATTAATTACTTTCATAAACGATTATTTTAATAGTCAAAACCCACTTTTTGATGCGGATAAGGTGATACCTAACATAGTAGATTTAATATACGGTACTTTAACTAATAAAATATCCCTACCTGATGAATGTTTAAATAAGTCGGTAGAGTTTGAGGAATCAATAAAAGATTACATTGATAATGGTGGTGATAATGAAGATATCGAATTTGATGACTCTTTTTATGAATTTTCATCAAAACAACTTACTACCATTAAAGAAATTGTAAGGGAGAAAAAATTAGGCGTAAAACAATATAAAAAATGTTGTGGTAAACAAACTAGTAGTATTTCATTTGAGACACTTAACACAATTAATTCAGATATAAAATCTGTACCACCAAACGACATAACAAAAAAAATAAAATCATATACTAATGCGATAAATACCCTAATGAAAGAGTCAACGGAAGGTGTTAAAAATTTAGAAAAAGGTAACGCATCTGCAGAGTTTTTATCTAATTTCATAGTGTCATTACAAGTTGTGTTAGCTAAATTAGTTTTATCCCCTAAAAATTTACTTTTAATGAATATGTTATATTTTTTAGTTAATGGTTCACCAGTAAAGGGGGTTAGCATTAAAAAAATATTAAAGGAATATGAATGTGTTATTAGAGAAATAATTTCAGAATTAATTAGGAAATTAATTTACGAATTCCTTTTACCCTTAGTTCTAAAAGCAGTGAAAAATTTAATCATATGTTATATTACAAAAAAACTTAAAGAAAAGATTGGTAATGAGGTTATAACTATTAATAGTTTATTACCTCCAGGTGTTAATAAAGTATTAGAAAAGGGTAATGAATTACTTGGTAAGGGTCAAGGGGCAGTAGATAAGTTGGGTGGTTTTGCAGATAGTATTAATATAAATTCATCACCTACACTAAACCTACAATCACCAAATAAAGGGAGATTTTGCGATTAAAAAAAAATAATTATGGGAAATGGAGATTTACAACAGTTTGCGAATAACGAATCACAGAAGTTCAAAGACAATTTAAAACCTAACATCAACGGGGAAGATTTAAAAAAGAAGGCTGGTAACGCTGCCGTTATGGGTACAATAGGGATAATTGCCGCCTTTATAAAAAATGGGTTTAAAATACCTAAGCCGCTGAAAGAGATAGACGAGGGGTTAATATTAATTGGGACGAAATATAGGGAGGGTTTAAGTTCAATAGATATAGCTGGAAGAATAATTGAAAGAAAAAAAGAAATAGGTATCGGTATAGGTCCATTACCCAGCGGAGCAAAAAACATTGACCTGCAGATGGAAGTTATTCGTGTCGAAGAGATAACAAGAGCATTAATGACAGGTGCTAGAGTAGATATTGAAATAGCTCCAGGTCAAATGGTAACTCTTCCAAATGGAGTGGGGTCAACTACAAAGATAATTAAATGTAACGGTATAATTAGATAATATGGAAAATACAATAGATTGGGATAACAGTAGTAACGCATCAATTAAGATGGAATTAGAGTCGTTAAAACACCAACAAAAAACTGTTTTAGATAAAATGGTTACATTATCTAAAAATTTAGAAGAAATAGAAAAAGAATATTATTACGGTAATAAAATATTAATAAAAAGATATAAAGGAGAAGTGTAATGGGGATTAATGACTATAGTAAAGACAGTAGAGACACCCAAACCGTCCCTATAATAAGAATTGGTCAGGTTGTTAGTGTGATAGATTCTACTAAATCTGGAAGAATTAAAGTAAAAATTACTGGTATAGATGAGGGGGAAACAGAAAATTCATTAATAAACTGTGTCCCACTATTACCTAAATATTTATCCATACTACCAAAACCCGGAGAAGCTGTATTCGTTTTCCAATACGAAAATAATAGTACCAACCCCACTGCATCATTTAAAACTAAAAGATTTTGGATTGGTCCATTGATAACACAACCGACAAAGTTAGATGGTGAGAATTATACAGACGCGTTATCTATATTACCTGATGGGTATGTTAAATTAAAAGACCCTAAAGTTGAAGATGGTGCATATGGTAATGATGAAGATGTCACACTACAGGGTAGATATAATACAGATATAATACAAAAAGATAGACAAATATGGTTAAGAGCTGGTAAATTTATTGAAGGCCCTAATAATGAATTTAATTCTAAAGATATTGGATATATCCAATTAAAATATGGGGGTGAGAAATTAAAAAGAACCCTTGAACCTAAAGAAGTTATTAATTATATTACACCCTCTCCAGAAACGGTGATTTATGTTAATATGAAAACCATTTTAAGTACTCATTCGGTATTATCTAATAAATTACCAGAAGAAAGATATAAACAAGATGATGTTGTTAGAACTGAATTATCTATTGATGTTATTAATATTAAATCTAATGAACTAATTATAGGGTTTGACGATGAAACGATTGTAACTAGACAACAAGCGTTAGATGCGACTAAAGAATTTGTTGACAAGAATAAAGGTGATAAATGGATAATAAAATCAGATTCTATTGACGTAATTGACATGTATAAAGGTGAAGGTAATATTGCACAATTTACGGCAGAACCTATTGAAGTTAAAAAGACAATTATGGTAAATGTAGTTGCTTTAGAGGATGACCCAACATCTAGTGTTATTAATATAGTTGCGTCAAAAATTAATCTTTTAAGTATTGCTGAAGGTGCCAATGGTTTTGAATTGGCTGACCCAGAAAATTTAATTACTGATGACGAACAAGAAAAAATTAATAATATCGCTCACCCGTTAGTTTATGGTGATACTTTAGTAGAATTTTTAGAATTAGTTAAAGAATATGTAAAATCACATGTTCACCATCAAGACGCACCGAATAACACTCCCGACTACAGTACAGTAACCAAAAGTATTAGCGATTTTACGTTAGAAACTATATTAAATAAGAACATTAATAGTAATTAATATATTTATATAAAAAGAAAAAATGCTAATTAGAACATATATCGATAAAAATAATACTATTATAAGAAATACTCAGATTAATACGGGTAGAAATCCTATCGCTGAAATATATTATGGTGGTAAAGAATCAGTAACTGACTACACTAGACACTTACTTTATTTTGATATTGTAGATTTACAAACTAGATATTCCGCTGGTACATTAGGTGACTTATCTAAAGTAGTACATACATTAAGAATGACAAATAGTTCATTCTTTGATAAAGATTTACAAGCTCAAAAATTATTAGATGGTAAACAAAGGACATCGTCATTTGATTTAGATTTATTTAGAGTTAACAAAGAATGGGATGAAGGTTGTGGATACGACTATCAACAAGTATTAAGTTTTGAAGCGGAAGACAATATTACTTTTGTACAATCAGCTAGTAATTGGTTGAACTCTACTACGACTACCCCATGGGATGATGGTGGTGTCTATTCTGGTTCACCGTCAGGAATTACAGTGGCAACACAACACTTTGATAAAGGTAATGAAAATATTTCAATGGACATTACTGATGAAGTTAATAGTTTAATAACTGGTGGTACAACAAACTATGGTTATGGTATAGCGTTTGAAAGAGATTTAGAGTTAATAATTAAAAGTCCATCACAGTATGTTGGGTTTTTTACTAGACATACTCAAACATATTATGAACCATTCTTAGAAACAGTTTATAACGACCCAATTAGAGATGACAGGAAGAACTTTTATAAGGGTAAGGTTAATAGGTTATACTTTTACACTAATATAGGTGGAGAACCCACCAATTTAGATAATAACCCTAGTGTAACAATAAAAGACGAAGATGGAAATGTATTTTCAGCTATTACCTCCGCACAAACCATACAAACCACCACAGGTATTTATTACGCTGATGTATTTGTACCAGTTACGGAAGATGATTGTGTTTTATTTACTGACACATGGAGTGATATTAATATAAACGGTATTAGTCGATCAGATGTGACGTTGGATTTTGAAGTTAAGTCAGATGATGAATACTATAATTTCGGTGATAGTGAATCTTTACCCATAGAGTATATGGTATCTTTAAGTGGTATTAAAAGAGATGAAAAAATTAAAAGGGGTGATAAAAGAAAAGTGTTTGTAAACGCTAGACTTCCTTATACAATTAATCAGTCAAGTGTTATAGATGGTTTACAATATAGAATGTGGATTAGAGAAGGTACAACACAAGTTAATGTTATCGATTGGGAAGATGTTAATAGATCGTTTCTTAAAAATTATTTTGTTTTGGATACCTCTTGGTTAATCCCTAATGAATATTATATTGATATTAAGTTAACTTCTAATGAATTGGTTAAGACATATACCACAAAACTAAAATTTAGTGTTGTGAATCAGGTGGATAATCTACATTAACTTTATTAATTTTTAATGGTTTGGCGTCAGATGGTAATTTAAACTTTGTACTTTTGAGTTTCTTTATTACGTCTTCATAAATACCCATTAAAGTATCATTTACATTTTTTATAGATAGTGGTTTTGGAAGGGGAACTTCAAAAGACATCCAATCAGTAAGGATATACCCATATCCATCTCTGTTTCCGGGATTATCACCAACCCTTACATTAACATTTACATTAAATTTATCGGGGTCACCTTCATAATCGTATTTACCCTCTTGAGGTGTTTTTATTTCTTTAAATTTAACGTCCACCATAAGTAATCTATCATCAGTTTCAGTGGTACGAAATTGAATTTCATTCGGCCACTCACCAATTGAACCACGAGGAAGTGGAATATATAAAGTATACCCATGATTATTATCCCACATTGTTACTTCTCTATTTAGGGACGTTGACGATTTATACTCACCAAAGTCGTCTTCACTAAATTCTATATTAATGTCACCTACAATATCCTCCCTTTCAGATGGGGATTTATTAGTTAACTCTTTTTTAAACCCTTTTAAAAAGTCATAAGCGTGTCTAAAAAATATTTGACCACTATTTTGATTTTTTCTTAATGATTTATGATCACCAAATAATTTATCACCGTTATAGTAATATGTTGACGATAATTCGTAGGCTAAATCATAAGGTATTTCGAATAACTCTATTAACCACACCGCAGCGTTCCATATATTAAAAGTTTTATAGTCGTGTGGACCATATTCTTTATTTAGTACCCATAGAAGTCTTTTTTCTTTTGGGTTAAACTCATTTAACGTATCTAATAAATTAGATTCTAATAAAACATGTTTCTTTTTAATTCTCATATGATTGCTAATGTAATAATAAATATGTTATAAAACAAAAAAGGGTGAGAAATAAATCCCACCCTTTTAATATATATGATATAAGATATTACTATCTTAATTCATTAACATCAAATGTAACAACACCATCAACAGTAATCGTACCGTAGAAGCGGTTATTAACCATTTTTTTTGCGTATCTCGTCATAATACCCTTCGTTGGTGCGAAGTTGAACGGATTTTGCAACGTTGGAGTAAGTTGTAATGGTACGTAAGGTGCGTAAATGTACCCTGTGTCCAATAAAGACTTACCTTTATGTCCAATGATGATTGAGTTAGCTGGAGCGTAAGGATCACGATACACAGTGTAACGTCCTCCTAATGAACCTACTTTCTCAATACCCATATTGTATTGATCTTGCTCTGGGTTAGCGTTTGATACGTGGAAGTATTCCAAATCATCAAAAATCGCTGAAACTTCAGAAGATACTACTACAAAGTTAGCACCACCTCTTAAAGTTGCTTTGTGAATTTGAGCCGAAATCTGATTAACTTTAGTAATCAACGTTTGATTCCACTCTTTCTGAGTGTAAGCGTTGAAACCACCGCTAGCAGTTCGTTTCCATCCATTATAATCCCATCTAGTTGCCCAAGCTCCACCGACTCTTAAATCTCTCAAGATCTCTCTATCGATTTCAGCCGCTACTTGTTCAGACAATAAAGCTGTTAATTCAGCTTCAGCATCAATGTTGTGGAATGCACTAACATCTTGTGCTAATTCAGGAGACCAAGTTGCTCTTAATTTTCTTTCTGTTACAGAAACAACAACCTCATCAAGTTCGAAAGATACTTCTCCCATTTCAGTTGCATATTCTAAAGATGCATACGTCATCCAAGATGGAGCAAAAGTGGCTGCAGTAACACTATCAAAAGTTCCTCCAATGTAACCATCGAAAGTACTAGCTGAACAACTAACACAAGCTGGAGTTGTAAGGTCAAGTTCAACTAACAAACAACCACTAGGGTCACAAATGTCAGCACCGTAATCAACAATACCTCTTCCATATTTTTGTGCTACCAATCTAAATGGTACTGCACCATCAGCAGCAACAACGTTATTTCCACTACTGTCACCAGCAACAATTGCTTTATCAGTAGTAATGTGTAATGAAGCTAAGAATGTCTCAGTGTCCATTTCATTACCATCTGGCCCTGTTAATCTACCAGCACCTGCATTGGTAAATCCAGTAATACACATTGTAACTGATCTCATAGACCCATCAGCCGCTAATGGTTGATTAGCGAATGCTGTGTCAACAGTTAATCCACTAGCATTTATAACCACTGGGTTAATTCCTGGTGCGGGTACTGTATGTATACTTGCCGTCCCTTTGGATGCATCAAACAATCCATCATTATAGAAAATATCGTAAAGATTCTTTTCTTGTAATTGAGTTAGTGTTGAGTCACCACAAGCTGATATGACACATTCTGGTAATGAACCGTTTACACTATTGTCCGTTCCGTTTAAACCAAAATGATCTCTACCTGATGTTTTTGGTACAAAGAAGAATAATTTTCCAATTGGCATGTTCATCGCTTGTACCGATACGATATCATTTGCCAATAATTTTGAGAATACACGTCTTACGATTGGAAAGACTACAGTCTCAAATGAACCTGATGAGTTTGAACTCGTAGATTCGTTTAATAGAGAAGATGCTTGGTTTTCATATAACTGAGCAATGTTCTCTTTTACGTGACCTTTTAAACCTTCTAGGAAACCAATTTTGTTCCACTTCGAAATAGTTTTAGATCTTATTTGTTTCAAGTGTTCAAGTCCTATATTTCCGACTTCACCTGAGTTTAATAAATGTCCCATTTTTTTTTTGAGTTTTAATTTATATTATTATTATGATATTCTTTTCATTAAATCTTTTATTGCCACAATTTGAGGATCTACATAAGCTGTAGATTCATTTAAATCAGACTTCGAAGATTTAACAGTTTTATTAACTTTATTTACAACAGACTCGCTAATTGGAGCTTTTCTATCTAATTCAGACTTAATAACCTTATAAATAGATTTAGACTCTTTTACTGAATCAGTATTGTCAAACCTTTTAAGAATTTCCATTTTTTCTTTTTTAGTTGTCGAATGTTCAGTAAACAATCTATTTACGTAAGCTAAGTTAGTATTAAATAACGCCACTTCATTGAGTTTGTCTTTAAATACATTAAGAGCTTTTTTGTATTCATTATTTTTACTTTTTAACTCTTTGTATTCTTTCATTATTTTTGTTTCAGAAACTGTATCAGTTTTTGGTTTTCTACGAACAACAGATTTACGTGTGTTTCTAGATTCAGAAGTTTGTCTATTTCTATGTCCACCTTTTCTTTGACGACCTTTAGTTCTAGCCAATGTATGATCTTCCTCCATTGGTTCTTCTTCTTCCATAGAATCATCTTCATCAGTTATTACCGATTCATCATCATTCATTTCGATTTCGTAAACAATTTCATCTTCGTCTTCGTCCATTCCGCAACCTTCACACACTCCATCATCTTCGTCCATCATTTCGTCCAAAGATTCCTTAATGTAATATTCTGCACCAGTTTCATTATCTGTCAAATGAATTCCATCAGCATCTTTAACCACTTCAACTTCATCGTCTGGACCCAATTTCTTAAATACTGTAACAACTTCATCATCTGAAGCCATTGTCATATCTAATACATCGTCACCCATACCTAATTCCATTCCCATAGGTTCAAGATCTAATTCTAGTTCTTCACCTTCACCACCGTCTAAATCTAGATCAGTATCAAGGTCTAATTCTACGTCAGCCATTTCTTCACCATCATCTGGGAAATCCATAACGTCCATTTCTAACTCTTCAGATTCTTCTTCTTCAGAATCATCTGTTAATTCATCGTCAAGATTTAACTCAACATCTTCCTCATCATCTGCGGATCCTCCTAATTCAATACCGTCTAATTTAATAGTTTCTTCACCTTGTTCTCTCAAAGACGACTCTACGATACTCTCAATTTCCTTCGACATATGCGCCGAAAGCATTTCTTTCGTGTTGGCTTTTAAGGCATCCTCTAAAGACTTAGCGTCTAACAAAGCCTCTTCGATGATTGATTTTCTTTTTACAGCCATTTTAATTTTTTTTAAAAATTTATTTTATTATTTAAATACACCATAGTGCATTTTTTAATAAATATGCAGTAAAAGATAAAAAACTTATTTAAAGTTGATTTTTTTTAATCTAGTAAGAAGTTATTTAATGAATTTGTTAAGATAATATCTTCATTTTTCTTATTAGACTCTGACATCTGTTGTTCTTGAGATGGTTCTTCATTATAAATCCAAGAACCTGGAGTGGATGGTGACGTTACAATGTCCCAACATATTAATTCATAATCATCTTGTACAATGTTCTTACCATTTTCTTTTTCTAATGATCCGACACCTCTTGATGAAACACCTATTTTTAATCCTTTTCTAATATAATTAGCAACTCTATCACCTTCACAGGAAATAATCCCTAGGTTAACAAACCCCGGTGACATAATAATTTCAAGTTTACCCATTAACACATTACCTTCCCACCATAAGTCTACAACATTATGAGCTATTCTACTTACAGCAACAATGGAACTCTCTGGGTGATCAGCTTCACCCATTGCACGTTTTTCTTTAATAAGTTTAAGGTAATTTTCAGCTTCCCTCCTTAAGAGATCTTCAGGATATATTCTTTCGTTTTTATTCTCTGTCCCATATTTCTGCATTACAGCGTACACTATTAAGGGATCTTCAATAACTTGTCGTCCTGGTGTTAACTCACTAGCTTCATTAACAAAGTTTTTATTATCTTTAGGGGAAATGTATCCTGCGTCATATTCGATTAGGATACCTTTTTTATTGATTTCGTTTTTCTTAATTATTTCCATAATAATGATATACTTTAATTATAAATATACCATTACTATAAAAACTCTATTTTTTCGTTTTATAAAAAGTAAAATAATTATTATTGTCTAAACAACTATTAACTATGTCATGAATTATACTCTTTGAAGATTCTAACAAGTTGGGTTGGTTGATAGGTAACCCCTTTTTCTGATATAACGTTATTTCACAAGACATAAAACTTCTTTTTGTGTTTACAAACCCAGAGGTTCTCATATCTAAATCCACAATATATTTATCGTTGTGAAATAATTCCTTATCTACGTTACTATTTATATTTTGTTTTATTTTTTTTCTTATACCACTTACTACAGAATCGTAATTAGTGTTTTGGTTTATATCATTTATCTCACCCCAAGCGCTGAGATTTATGTATATACTTTTTGATTCTTTATTGTTAACTGTACCAACCTTAGTTTTGTAGTTTGGTAATAAATTTAACTTTACTTCCTTTCCGAGTTTCATCCATATGTTTTTATTTTTTTATTATTAATATATGGTAAATATAGTGATAATATATAACAAAGTCAATTTAATAAAAGTGGTAACATATATTCCTACTCAACACTTAAAGATACAGATTCTTTAAGGTCATAAACTTTATTTATATCGTTAATAAAGTTTTCGTTGTCGAAGTTCATATTTAATAATTTGTCTTTAACCCTAAGTAATTGATCTTTTAGGGTTACATCAGTAGACTCGGTTACCCTGTTATCAATAATATCAATACACTCTCTTTTTAAAGTGTTATAGGTTTCTTCCTTATCTTCATCATTACCATTTAATATGGTTTTAATGATTCCCTTTTCAGATTCACTAATGTTAGAGTATTTATCATTAAATTTGTTAACAGATATCTTAGTTAAAACACTTGGTGGTAATTCAGAATCTATTCTCTCATTTGTAACTTCTACCTCTTTTTCTAACATTAATCCTTTAATGTGGTTTATAGATTCATTAATTTTATCTATAGTTGTAGCGGTTTTTGTTGTCTCTACTAAAAATTTAATATGAGAATAAAATTCATTATTTTCTTTAACAATGTTCTTACCATTTAAAAGTTTAAATAGTTTTTCATTACCCTTCTCCAATTTCTTCTTATCTAATGATTTTAATAATGAAATGTTTTCTTTAATATAGTCTTTAGCTTCCGAAGTGTCATCGAACTTCTTAGTTTGTAAATTTTTATATATTAGGTATTGATCAGATAAAGTATTATTTTCTTTAATTAATTTAATAAATTTAGAAAATAGTTTTTTACCACCTTTTTCTTTTTTTAATACAGACTCTATTACAATATCTTTAAATGTATCTTTTATATTTCCGAAATTTTCCATGCTTTTTATTTATAAATATCTAAATTTTTTAAAAAATTACTCTTTAATAATTTTATCTATTTCTTTTGTCATATCTTCGATATTCTTATTTACCTTATTGGTACCTTTTTCTACTGAATCTAAATTGTAGTTACGTCCCTTTTTTTCTAAACTTTCTGTAAGTCTTTTCATAAACATACCTTGATATTTTTTAGTTTTTTCTACATATTTTCTTCTATCCTCTTCCATTAATAGGTTCTCTTTTTTATTGGCAGACTCTACCGCAGTTGCTGTTTCAGCTGCAGCTGCTTCACCACCAGCTTCTGTGGATGCTGCACTTTCTAAGTCAGCTCCAAATCCACCTCCAGCATCTCCACCGAATCCACCTCCATCATCACCACCCATCTCATCACCAGCACCTTCTTCTCCTTCAGCATCGCCACCAGAAACTAAAGTATCAAAATCACCATATAATTTATCGACTCTGTCAAACAACCCTGTTTTCTTAATAATATTAGCAGTTTGTTCCATTTCTGCTGAAGCAGCTTTTTCTAATCTTTGTTGCTCTAAATCGTTTCTAATATCTTCATCTGACATACCTAATATCTCTTTCTTACCTCTAGTCATAGACATTGCGCCAAATCCGTTACCAGCATCTGCCACTGCATCTTTATATAAAGTAACCTTTAATTGGGTTTGTTCTATTTTTAACATTTCAGCTTGTGTTGATGGGTTGTTAAGTGATAAAGTAAAATTATCTAACTCATCTTCTAAACCTAAAATATATAAATGTATTATAGCAATTTTATTTAATTCCTGTAACATTGCTTGTTGTATTCTATTAATTGTCCTTGCGAATCTAATGTCTTGTAGTGCTAAGTTCTTCCCTTCACCAGTCGCCTCCTCAAAACCTAAAAAAGGTTTAGGTACCCTCAATGCGGTAAATAATTTTTTCTGTAGATATTGTATATCGGCAATTTCTGAAAGGTTAGTTGCACCTGGTAATGTATCTATTGGACTTGGTGCGTTTGGGTCTCTAACAGGTATAAAATAATCTTGATCTTGTGCCATTTGATTATACCTAGTATCTATCTGACCCGTATTCTCATCAATAACCGGACTCTTCTTAAAGTTGTTTGCAATTTTCTGTACATATGATGGGACATCCGCCTCATCAATGTTACCAACAAAGATTTTAAATATTCTTCTTTCGGGTGCCCTAGTAACCCTATATATTAACATAGCGTCTTCAGAAAGTAACAATTGTTTCCAGATACGTCTAGCCTTTTCTAACATAGATGTACCATAAGGTAATCTCCTATCGTCACCTAATAACCTAAAATGGGCAACTTGCCACGCATTAAATTCTATATCTCTTTGTCCCCACACAAACTTAACTGGGTTGAATTTGTCTTCCTCAGAGTTTGATGAATTTTCACCGAACCCCTCATTATCCTTTCTAGATATCTCAATATTCGGTAACTGTTTAACACCACTAATCCCCTCTTCACTATCTATATTTAAAAATAAAAAATTATCTCCGTACTTACATGTGTTTCTTGTCCACATAGGTAATGTAGTGTGGATATCTAATCTATTAAAAAATAAATCTTCTAATATTTTCCTAACTCTCTTACTTTCTGAAAATATATTCATTACTTTATTATCAGGATTTAATGTTGTACATTCCTCCATCATTATATCTAAAGCTGCTGCAATTTCTGGGAAAAATTCCATACCTTCAAAATCTGCGTAAGAAGCTAACCTTGTAGTCTCATAATATATGGAGTGTTGATAAATCTCATTATCAACTGTTTGCCACATACCCGATAAATACTTATCTTGTTGTTGTTTTAATTTTTCGTGTTCGTACTCTTCCTTAGATTTAGTTTTTAATAACTCTTTATCCCCTAAAGAATATCTAGACTTATTTTGTGGTCTCTTTATTTCTGGACCAAATAAGTCATTTAACTGTTGAAATATTGTTTTTCTAGCCATTTTATAATTATAATGTTTATTTTATAATAATAAATATCAAAAAAGTTTAAATGTTACTTAATACCAAATAACCAATTGTATTCACCATTATCATTATTGTCATTATTTGGTTGTGTTGGGTGATAAGTTGGGGTATTACTGTAAAAAGGGTTAGTATATTTTTTATTAACCTTATCAACCTCACTTGGTGAATTAGTGTTAACCCACCCCTCTAACATTGCCTTTGTTTGTTTTTCTATTGTCTCTAATTTTTTAAATGTTGTTTGTACAACAAAAAGTGGCATCGCTAGCGCCATTATTATATCATCATGGTACCCATCCATATGATCTGGTCTACCATTTCTATATACAAAAGTCTTTAACTCAGAAATCAATCTAACTGACCTAATAATTGTTTTACTTTCTCTAATATGTTCTTCTAAATCACTTACCATTTGTAGTCTACTACTACCAACATTAAACCCAGGAACCTTCTCACCCTGTTTATAAACACTTTTAGCGTACTTTTCACTTAATTTTCTATTTTTAGGGTCATCATAGTGAAGATGTGTGTATCCCATTTCTAATAATTTCATTACAGTAGAAACGCCCATACCTCCAGTTATATCTACAACTGTATAAGCCTTATAAAGATTACCATATTTATAAACTATTTCCGCCAATAAATCGGGTGGTAATTTATACTGGAACTCGGCCACTTGTTCTAATCCATCAAAATCTAATATCACTATAGTAGAACTATCTTTCCCATCACCTCTAGATACATCTACCCCCATAATATATTTATGACCCTCTTCTGGTTCTTTCCATATCCACATAGACTTTTCCATTTCTGCCATATATTTTGGGTCTTTAACATAATTTTCATTCTGGTATTCAATATACTCATCGTCTATAACATTACCACCAGAACTAACAAATGACACATCTAATTCTTGTGCAATTTGTTTTTTATCCCCATTCATATCCCTACACATTTCTTCATACCAAGGGGAAGAAGCTTTCCAACCCTCTTTAACCATTACATCATAGTCGTTGATGTTGTTGGCGTTAGTTTCATATGTTTTACCACTATATTCCCATCTTAAATTTTCTCTACCAATACTCTCACAAACAATTATTTCTTCCTCACCTCTTAACCACCTTAAATTTCTATTATATCTTATATCTTCATGCCACCTCATTTCAATAATTTTAAAGTTATTGTCACCTTTTTTGGCGCCATCATAAGTTCTATAATATAATGCGTCTTGACCATTAGGTGTAGATATTAATGTCACTTTACCACCAGTACCCAAGGAGGTTAATGCGGCACCAAACACCTCAGCACCATTATCAATAAACGCAGCTTCATCCATTATCAAAAATGTTGGTGTGTACCCCCTCAACGCATCTTTCGATGTTGCTAAAGCTTTAACCTCACATTTAGTAGACTTAGTTTTTATATGTCCCTTAGCTTCAATATCTAAATAAGATTCATTTTCTTCTACTCCCCACACCCACGATGGTATCTGATCAGTAAAGTCTTTAATTTTTTTAAGAAATTCTTGAGCTAATGTTTGTTTATTCGCCAATACCAGAACTTTCCAAGGATTATTTGGATCACAAAACGCAATTTTAACGGCAATATATGCTGCGGTAGTTGTAGACACACCAGCTTGTCTTGGTTTAGTAACTATGTTACGGTTATTTTCTTCATAAGATTTAATTATGTCTCTTTGTTTATGAAATAATTTAAAGGGTACGTACCCTTCTTGAGTTAAATCATAAGTTTTTAGGAATGTTTCTATGGCATATATAGGGTCACTTAAACATTTAGCGAATATTTTTAATTTTTCATTTCTATCCATAATAATTCATTTAAAACGCTACTACCTTACCTTCTTCCCAAGCTTCATAATTGGGACCTAATTTATATGTTACATTAGATCCACCACCAACCTTTTCTATGATACCAGAATGATTAGCAGCTGACCAAAAATGTGAATATTGTCCACCAGAATAATGTGACCCTATATAATCTAAAAAACCTCTCTTTGTTTTTTTTATGTCACTTATATCTTTCATATAATTTATTAAGTCCCTAATCATACTATCATCTTTTCTATTAAAACTATACCCATTTGATTTATTAACTAATGTTAATTCATTTTCTTTGGTAATTTTATTTACAACATCAAGTATTTCGGTGTGAAATCTATATTTTGTTCTATTATTAAATACTGATAACCTTTTTATGGCTTCCACACCCGAATAGGTATTTAGGATATTATCAATAACCAACTCACTTTCATTCATCATCTGGGAGATTACCCTTGTACTCCAATAAGACGTTGCATTACCCCAACCAACGAACTTATTATTTAATGAAAATAAACTATTAAACCTTTGGTATGGGTTAACCATATTCATAATTCTACCATATTCTGATTGTAAGAAAAACTCAACTATCTCACTATATTTATATCTATCCACAACAACATCTTCATCAATACCCCCCCAATCAATATTATACATTGTTTTATATAATAACTTATTATTTTTTATATCGTTTAAAGTAAGTTTATAAGTATTAAAAAATGAGTTCATCACCCTTATTGGTGTAGCACCTTTAATACCTTCAATAAACGCCTCAACCAATGGTGTAATGTCTTTATTAAAATTTAAAGTAGTTTCTTTAATTAGTTTACGATATTGTACCTCTGTTAATCTAATTTTCATTTTAAATATTTCCTTGTATATTATAATTAAAATATTCCTCAGTTTTTGTTGAGTCTGGATAAAAATATCCCATATCTGGAGAACTTAACTCTTCATCTTCATAATCTAAAACTTGTGATAACATAGTTACATAGTCACCATGATATTCTCCCGGCATTTCAGCTTGTGCCCCAATAGCTGAAATCATATATTTATAAAATATATCGGTAATGTCAAAACGTATTACCTGACCTTTAATATTACCCTCTTTGTCTTTAACCTCCTCCCACTTACCTTTAGAACCTAAAAATCCTTCTATTTCATCTTTCAAGTTACCAAATATTTCATCTTCAGCAGACTGTTCATACGCCCATCTGTATTGACTTGTTAATTCACTACGTAAATCGTTAAAAATATCTTCTTCATCTATTAATCTTAATATGGTTTCAGTGTCATTTACCATATCTTCTGTTAATATATACCCATGTTCGTCATCCATAGAAAACTCACTCATTTCTTGACCGATAAAATCACCTTCTTTAATGTGACCTTTTATATGGGTTATAGTTTCTTCATTAAGGTTATCAACAACATCACTTTCCCAATCAGCGTCAAAATAACCATATAATTCAGCCCAATCTTCACTCAGCACCCTCTCAACCGTACTTTGATCATCTTGTCTAAACAACATCGTAAACTCGTCCCAACGATCAACTACTAAATAAACCCTATCCCCTTTTTTTTCTATATCATGAAAATTTTGTGGGAAAGCGAATTCGTTTTTAATATATTTATCGAACCACCCAGACTTTTCTAATAAATCAACAATATCCTCCCCATATAACCTTGAAGTCAAATCGTCAAAAGTGACATATATTAATGGGTCCTCACCTTTACTCATTAAGTAGTTAAATAAGATACCATATACGTCACCATCATCGATATTAAAATCTGACGGTATCATATGTTGTAACATCTCTAATTTTTCACCATAACTAACATTATCCTTTTCAAGTTCCGATTCACCCAATTCGTAATCTAAATACTGAAAAACACTGTTTTTAAATTTTTTGTATTTATCTAAATCTATGTATTCTAACAATATATTTTTAATGTTTTTTACCATCTTATATATAAATACTTACCATAAATAAAAAATCCCACCAAGAGTGGGATTTTTTATTATTATCATTTACAAAAATTACATATATTTATGTAACTTTGCAACAGTTTCAAAATCACCGTTATCTAAAGCGTCATTAATTAAGTCTTCAATTTCTCTTCTAGACATTTCAGAATAGTCAACATCTTTAGGTTCTTCTTCTACATCATCTTCTACTTCAATACCTAAATTATCTAACACATCACCCATATCATTGTAACCTGTATCATCTATCATATCGTCTAAACCTTCACTTGGTTCTTGATTGTGTAAATCTTTTAATGTTTTAATAACTTCTTTACATTTTTCACTACCTACTAATATTTCTTTCATAAATGAATGAAATTGTTTAGCTGGTAACTTACTTAATTCATGAAATAACCATTGCTTAATATCATAATCATCTGGGTCAATACAATCTAAGAATTTTTCCCACATACCAGGACCTAATCTCATTCCCCATATCTCACCTTCTACTGTGTCAGCTTTTTCAATAACCTCAGTTTGTTCTTCAAAATCTAAGTGTCCATCAGCCCAATTAATTGCTGATAATTCTAAAGTACCTTTAATAAGTTCATGTACTAAAAGTGGGAATACCCAAGCTTTAGCAACAACAACGGGGATTTCATCACCCTCTTCCACATCCACTTTTTCCATTTCTTCTTCTTCATCCTTATCTTCTGCTTTTTCCGCTTTTCTCCATTCAATTTCTTCAGTACCTCCAACACCACCACCCATTGCACTTTCAGGTATAATCCAATATTGGAAATCGGCTAATGACATAAGTTTACCATATAAAACCATAAGTCTTGGGTTTAATTTATCTAATTCGTCAGCTACCATATGAAAAATGTAATGACCTTTTTTGGAAGCTCCTTGCATTAATGCGTTTATAATTCTTCTTTTATCTACCTCCATCTCTAACTGTTCCATTCTTTCAGCACTTTTTGGTTTTTTAGGGATGTCAAAACTAGAATCGGAGTCATCTTCTTCTTCCTCTTCATCATCATTAAACTTTAAATCAGTACCTGGAGGGGAGAGGGTTGCATCTAACATCTGATCAGGAATATCAAATTCTTCGGATACTATATCCACAGCCAATTTTTCTAACGCATCTTTATGGTTAGTTTCTATTTGACCAACTTCTTGCATTATTGAGAACATCTCTGACATCATATTAGGGTTAATGTTTTGAACCCCATGATATCTTTTTACTTTATTAATAATTTCTTTAAATCTCTTACTGGCTAATTTTTCCGAATAGTTTTGATTTTCTGATCCAGATGGTACGGATTTACTTTTACCGAAAATGTGCTCACCACTTCTTAATTTTCCTTCAATATCTGGATTCATTCTCTCAGGGTGTTCAGGGTCATATTCGATTGCTTCTGTAAGTCTATTAGTCCTAAGTTTCTCTTTTAGAATTCTTTTAGTGACTTTGTTTATAATATTTTTTCTCATCATATTTTTTTTTAATGTCCATGAATTGCAGTTGTCCACATCAACCAAGATTCTTTAGCTAACTTCTCAAATACCCTTTGTACGTTCCTAGTTTCCATATCACCATCCCTATTTTGTATCCTTATCATAGCGGTTCTAATTAATATGTCTCTAATTTTTTGTTTATTATTTAATAAGTAGTTTATTATTCTTAATTGTTCTTCTAATGATTCTATTTCTGATTCATTATCATCTTCATAATCATCTTTAAGTTCTTCGATCTGATATTCAATAGATTCAATGTCTTGTCTTTGACCATATAACCACCTTTCCATATCTTTCTTAGTCCAGTTAAGTAATGGGTGAGCACCAAACATATTAAGGAGACCACTTTCTCTAATATATTCTAAATATCTAACCACATCTCTTCGATCATGATTATCCATTTCGGCTACAATCTGAGGACCTCTGTTTCTGTTTTCTTTTACGATATCTTTTTTTAATATTTTTTTAACTCCACCACTTTTTTTAAAATTAATGTACTCCATTAATTCCCCTTTTTTCATTTTGGGGTTAGTGGATTCTTTTTTAACTTTTTCTGGTAAGTTTTTAAAGTTAGGGGTATCATCAGAAAATTCCTTAGCTCTATCACACCAGTCCCTTTCTTCTTTATTAGATGCGTCATCACATTTAGCATAAAAATATCTTTGTTGCGCTTTAGAGGCGAACTTTTCATTAATTAAACCTTTTACAATGTCCCTCTTCTTCATTTTACTTTCTAGAGTTTAGAAATTTTTTGAGTAAACTTCTTGTAGATTCATTTGTGTATTGGACTTTATTCATACCGACATCTAATTTCTTTGTATCTAACCCACCACTATCAAGTTTAACATTTAATTTTTCAATATCATCTACATCTCCCAAGTTCCAATTAGTTACATTCATATTTTCTTCTTCAGACACCATATCGTCATTTAAATCTAATACACCATCACCGTCATCATCTTGATCAACACTACTTGCGATACCGTCATTATCTCTATCATAAGGACCATATTTACCACTTTGTGCGTCAACTGCCATAAATTCTTCACCAGAACCTTTAACAGCGTCAAATATTTCGTTACCATATAACTTATATAATCTCTTAATAATAGCTGCTGGATTTTTTCTCATATATCTAAGAACCGATGGTGGAATTTCTTCTCCATATTTTCCAAATACATTCCTAACACCTTGTTCTCTAGGTGAAGATTTATAATCTTTTCTACTATAAGTGTCTCTCATCTCATGTTGTTCATCTAAATAGTTTTCCATTAACTTACGTCTAGTGGCTCTTTTGATTTCGTTTTCGTAAATTTTTACTTTCTTTTTCATTTTTATGTGTTTATTAACTCTTTATTATAATTTAATACTATATCTTTTTCATATAGTTTGCTATTTACTGATTCAATATCTTCCCCAAAAGAGAAAAACAATCTTTTTTCTGGATATTCATCATATCCTTCCATATTTTCCCAAGACATAGCCACAATACCATCCACAGCGTCCCACATTGCGAATGAATCTGATTCTTGAACCAAATCTAACTTTAATGTGGTGTTCAATAACCCTGTCTCTTTAACAAATCTACCTTCTGGTGGTTCTGGATTCCCAGAAGATGGGTACGAATCCCATCCCTCACCGTCAATATCTTTTACTACATCTGAAAAAAGGAACTCATAAATGTAATTCCCTTTCCAGTTTTGACCAATTTTATTTATGTAGACTAATTTCATTATCTAAACATACCTTTTCTTCTAAATGAACGTCTAGGTGGTTTAGAATTACCTTTTCTATCATTAATAGCCTTTATTTTAGGTTTTACTTTAGGTTTCTTAATGGTTCTCCATTTATCACCTTCACCTGGTTTAGTAGTTGGTTGTTTAATTCCTGGTTCCTTAACAGGTGCTTCAGTACCCATAATAGAATCAAAATCTAATTCAATATACCCTTCACCTTCTGACCCCATTTCAAAGTCTAAACTTCCATCACCGTCAGCGTCCATATCTAATCTGTTTGGTATTTGATCACCATCCCTATCTAAATCTCTTGTTGCTGAAAGATAGTCTTGTCCTGTTGCGATAGCATCCATAACATCCATATCTTCATCTAACATATACTCGTCTCTATCGAACTTACCATATTTTTTATGAGACATATTGTGATGTTCATTCTTACCACAAGATTCACAACCTTCTCCTAAACATTGTTCACAAACTCTATGATTTTCTTTTAACACCCTTTTTAGTGATTTCTTTGTTGCGTTTTTAAGTAAAGATTCCATTAATTGTTTTTTTGAAAAAACTTTAGATTCTTTTATTTCTTCTTCAGATTCTGCCAGTCCTTCTCCACCATCATCAGCGAATGGATCTTCAACATCACCTTCTTCAGCGTCTAAATCAACAACCTCTTCGTCATCTGTTGCGAATTCGTCACCTTCACCATCTTCCTCATCTTCACCTTCTATTTTTGATATAATATCCTCAACATCTTCATCAGGAACTTCATCCCAATCAATTGCTGAAATAATAGAATTAATAACGTACTTATCTAATTCTGCGTCTGGCTCATCTTTATCTCTTAATAGTTGACCAATTTTACCAGTATATTTTTGTATTTTCTTTGTGGTTTCATCGCCATCTTCTCCCATTCCTTCTTCATCTCCCATATCGTCTCCCATATCGTCTCCCATATCGTCTCCACCATCATCAGCGAATGGATCTTCACCTTCATCTTCCATACTGAACTCATCTACTTCAACTTCATCTTCTACTGGTGGAGGTGCTGGTGCATCTACCTTAATTACAGTTTTCTCATTAACCTCTTCCTCCTCATCTATTACTATTTCTTTCCCCTCTGGATTTTGTTCTTTTTCACCATCAACCTTTACAGGTCCGTCTATTTCGGTTTCTTTAACCACTACCCCACTAGAGTTAGCTACCTTTACCTCAATACCGTCTGATTCGAAAAGATTTGTACCAACTTCAATACCATATGATTCATTCAACATATCAAACTTCATGTTTAAATGTTTCAACGCTTCAGCGTAAGAATGATATCTTTCATCGTATTTATTTTGAATACCTCCTGAATAATTAAAATCTTCAGACATTAGTGTCCCAGATGTTTTTTCAGTTGTTTTAATAAAGTAGTTATGATTTTCTCTTATAATTCCATAAATAATTCCGTTTGGACCTTTTTTTATGAAATCTATTTCAGAAAGTGAAGTACTTTCATTTAGTGTTGTCATTCTACCCATTAAGTCAGAAATCCTGTTGATTTGATCTTGTCCTTTTAGGGTTTTTGGGTTATTGTATTTTTTCATTTTATATTTTTTTATATTTTTTAATTCTTATCCGTTTGTTGGTAATCCCGTTTTAATATTTACAAATTGCCACACCTCATTATGTGAATCACCAGATATTAATCCAGTTTGTACTTTTGTTTGTGGTGCGATTGGGTTTCCTAATAGTAGTACCCCAGCATTTAGAATACTAGTATTACCATCTACTGTTATCGATAATGTTTCCCCTAATACACCAGTAACTGCAACACCATTGATAGTCATTGTGGTTGCCGTACTAAAATAAACTGCGTCATAAACAAAGTTGTCAAAATCTGCAGTGGTATTAGTATGTAATATAGTGTATGTCCCAGTTAAATATGTTCCCATAATTGTGTTTATTAAATAAATATTGCGTTTTTAATAAAAAAACACTATTTAATTCTTATCTATTTTTAAAATATTTAAAAGACTCATCCAATGTTAATGATTTATCGTAAGCCCTAGTTTCTATTTCACTTAATTTATCTAAGTATTCCATCCTTCTTAATACTTTAAACGCTATATTCTCAAAAGAATATTCACCTTCTCTATCCAAACCAGACTGTCTCATCTTTTTTATCTTTTCCTTTAGGTTTTGTACTTTTCTAATGGTTTTATCGTATTCATCACTTTTATACATAAAATAGACTTCTTTTAAAGCGTCAACTATATTGTTAACTTTATCCCTAACTTTTTTAGCGTCTATAGTTTTATCACCTTTAATCGGTTTAACAATCCAACCGTCCCACATTATAGAATAAACACCACTAGAAACATGTGGTTCGTGAGTGTCTTGCATATATAACTCAGCATCATAACCTTTAATAGTTATATCATGTTTTTCATTCCACAAATTTTTCTTTGAATTAAAGTACTCCTTAACTAACTCTGTATTCTCATCTACATCCTCAAAATTTACTAATATGTGTAAATCAACATCTGAGAATTTCGACCAATTATAATTGGCTAAACTACCTGTTAAAATAATATCATCTATATCTACCCAACCAACATTAAGTGTTTCAAAGAAATCGTCAGCGATCATAAGTAATCGAGTACGAACATCTTCATGAATGTGTTGGGTATTGTCAAAAATTTTTGGGTTAAGAGTTTCTCTTACTTTGAAAGAAGATAAATCGATACTTTCTTTTTCTAAAATATCACTTACCTCTTGTTCTTCAATTCTTCTGATTTCCATAAAATAGTTTTCTTCTATATAAATATACTAATTTATGGATAAAGATTAAATAAAAGAAAACGGGCGAATTTTATTTTATTTAATCTTTAAGTAATTTTAAGTTACTATCTTTTTTATTATCTAATTTTTCGTGTACGGTATTAAACTCTTTACACATATGATCCACCAGTTTATCTGATCTAGAATCTATTCTTTTATCTACTTTAGATATTAGTTCTTCTAAAATTTCTATTTTTCTATCATATCTATTGTAGATATCTTCTATATTCCTATTCATTGACATATGATCATTTACTATGTCTTCTCTAAGACCTCTTTCTATGTCATTCATTGTTCCAACATCAACCTTACCTTTTAACTTGTTTAGGACATTTGTAATAGATAAGACTATTGCAACTACACCTAAAGTAGACAAAACTGACACCGTTATTAAAATTGTTTCCATAATTTTTATTTTTTATTTTATTTGTTATTATTCGAAACGCCCGTTTCTTTTTATTATAATGTTTCTTTAATACTATTAATCTGTTCGACCATAGGGGTAACGTCTACTTTATCAGGGGACTTTTCATATTCATGACCCTTAACTACAGAATTTAATACCTTTCCTTGACTTTCAGCCAATTCAAATTTACGATACTCTTCGAATGTCACATCACTGTATACATACTGAATACCTGATTTAAATATTACCGCTAATTTTTTTTTACCTTTAATGTATTTTGACCCCAATACATTACTGGATTCATATAGACATTCTATTGATCCGTTTTCTTCGTGTTTTAATAAAACCATAATTTAATCTTTATAAAGTTTATAGGAATGAATATTTTTCATTTCATATATGTTACCACTAATTGTGGTGGGATTGTCAACTGTGACAGTTTCTTCTTCAGTGATTATAACATAATTTCCTGTTATAATCATTGCGGAATCCATATATTCCATTCTTGTTGTTGGTTTGTTATCTTCATCCTTTAATAACAAAACTATTTTTCTAAATTTCGGTGCTGATGGTATCATAAAAACAAGTATAGAGATAAATAATTAAAAAATCAAC